ATGCGGGCGCATGTGCGATGGACACCGGAGCTGGACGGCAGGTTGCGGCAATTCCGCAGCGCGGGGATGACCTGGGACGGCATTGCCTGCGCCATGGAGCTGGGCAGGAACACGGTTTTGGAGCGTGGGCGGAAGATTGGCGCTCGACGAGACAAGCTCCCGCAGGCGGCGCCGGCGGAGGCGCGCGACAGGCCCGCGCGGCAGGCGGGCCATCCGGAGACATGGGGCCTGATTACAAGCGGGACGCTGCTAGAGGGCGAGGCCTATCCGTATCCGGTTTTTCTTTAAGGAACAAATCATGAACATTTTTGATTACGCCCATGCGGCCGTGATGGATGACGTGGTGATACGACCTGATGACAGGGAGATGGATGCGACAGCGGTGATCTACCGCCTGGAAGAGGCAGGGGCGACCCTGCTGGCGTTGCCGGGCACGGGATATTCGACGCGGCTGAAGGTGAGCCATCTGGAGGTGATCCAAGAGGCGCAGGCGGCCTACGGAGCAACGGAAGCGGGTGGGCGGATCCGGCCACCTGTGCCGTCCGCGGCGCGAATCAGCAGGATGGACGAGGCGTTGGCTTGGATTGCCTTGATCCCGCGCGAGCGGCATGTGCTTCGGCGCATTGTGGGGGCGCGCAGCCTGGTGAGCCCGGTGACCGAGCGGCATTTGTTTTCCTGGCGCAGGTTGGGCGGGGTTCTGGGCGCGGATCACAAGGCTGTTCAGCGGTGGCATGCCCAGGCGATCGGCATGGTTGTGGTTGCGTTGCGCCAGGTCCGATGACCTGGCCCGGCGCCAGTAGATGCAGCCGGCGCCGGACGAGGACGCGAGCGAAGGCTTTTTTCAGTCCGACGTCAGTTTGAGAGCGAGCACGTAACGGCACCTTGGCGTGGTCAAGGTGCCGTTAATGTTTTCGCCATCGAGTTGGCCGGTGAAGGAGAGCGAATAGGGCACATGGTCCATGCCTGGAACGGTGAGGTGAGCGGCGATCGCGTTTCCCTGGGCGCTGCCCTGGAGGATCAGAGTCCCCTCGGCGGGGGCGAGCACGATGGCATTGCCGCGGCGCGTCAGGGTGGCGCGGCCGGCGGGATTGCAGGTGCCCGCGATGGGCCGCTGGTCTCCGGCATATATCATGGTGGGCTGGATGCCAGTGCAGGCAGCCAGCGGGAGGATGACGGGGACAAAACGACGAAGGGCGCGCATGGCGGCTGGTTTAGCAGTTTGAGCGTGCGCGGGCGCCGGGATTTAAGGTTTTTGGAAAACTTCGGTTGAGGGCAATTTTTCTGTTGCCCAGGAAACCCAACTTTGGGTATATTTTCTTTAACGATGGCGGCTTAGGCGGAACGGCCGGTGCCCGGTCCTCGCGGCTTCTTCTGAGAAGCCGATGAGTTTCCAACCTCTGATCATGTTTGGTGTGACTGGGGCCGCGACTGCCAAGGGCGGTCGCCGTCAGTATGCTAGGTATTTTCACCTAGGGCAAATTGGGGGGTGGATGGAGGAGGACGCCACGTTGCCGTTGGACGTGCTGTTGAGGGCGATGCGCGACCATTGGAAGGCTGGGCGGGAAACGGAGGCGGTGGCGCTGGCCAAGGTGGCGGCGCCGTACGTGCACGCCAAGCCGACGGACGGGAAGCTGGAACGGGGGCTGGCCTGCGCACTGGGGGACGACGAACTGAATGAACTCCTTCGGACGAGCAGCGCGGGAACGGCAGCTTCAATGGAACATCAAGAGGAGCCTTAGCGACTGGGCGCGGTTTGCGCTGCAGCCTGGCGGGATGGCGCCGGCCGACCATCATCTGCGCATTCTAAATGAACTGGAGGACGTCTCACGCGGGAAGACGCGGCAACTGATGCTGCTGCTGCCGCCAGGCGCGGCGAAGAGCACCTATGCCAGCCGGCTGTTTCCGGCCTGGTGGCTGATGCGGCATCCCCGCAGCGCGGTGATTTCCGCGTGCCATACGGCGAGCCTTGCCGAGCATTTCGGGCGCGGCGTGCGCGGGCTGCTGGACGAACATTCGGACTGGCTGGGTGTGAAGGTGCGCGGGGATGTACGGGCGGCTGGGCGGTTTGTAACGGAAACGGGCGCCGAGTATTTTGGTGTGGGGGTGCATGGGGCCGTGACCGGCCGACGCGCGGATCTGGCGCTGATCGACGATCCCATCCGGTCATTCGCGGACGCGGAGAGCTTTTCAGCGCGCGAGCATCTTTGGGATTGGTTTCGGTCCGAACTGGTGACGCGGATGAAGCCGAAGGGCCGGATGGTCCTGATCATGACGCGATGGCATTGCGATGACCTCGCGGGCCGGCTGATCGAGCAAGGAGGGTGGAAAACCCTGCGATTGCCGGCGTTGGCCGAGGCCAATGATCCGATGGATCGGGCCGAGGGCGCGGCGCTGTGGCCGGCGTGGGAAGACGTGGCGGCTCTTGAAGCCAAGCGGGCGATGCTTGGCGAACGGCAATTTGCGGCGCTGTTTCAGCAGGCGCCATTGCGCGAGGGTGGCCAGGTTTTCGATCCTCGCCTGGTGCGGGTGGTGGATTGCGTGCCGGACGGCCCGGCTGTGCGGGCCTGGGATCTGGCGGGGACGGCAGATGGGTCCGGCGATCCAGATTGGACGGTGGGCGTGAAGCTGGTGCGCGCCGGAAGCGGGATGGTTTTCATCGACGATGTGATCCGGTTCCGCGCCGTGACGGGCGAGGTGGCCGAGCGGATACGGGCGACAGCTGTGATGGATGGTGGCGCTGTGCCTGTTGGGTTGCCGCAGGATCCTGGGCAGGCGGGAAAGAGCCAAGTGATGTTTTTAACACAGCTATTGGCTGGCTTCCGGGTGGTGGCGACGCCGGAGACTGGGGCGAAATCTGTTCGGGCGATGCCGGTGGCGGCGCAGGTGACTGGCGGCACGGTGGCAATGCGCCGGGCGGCATGGAACAGCGTTTTTTTGGATGAACTGGCAAGCTTTCCCCAGGGGCGGAAGGACGATCAGGTGGACGCACTGGCGCGCGCATTTTCCATGCTGCTGGACCTGCGGGAGCCGGCGCGGTTCACCAATGTTTCTTTCTCCGCCCGTTAGGCTTTGCAGCAGGGGAGTTTAGTTTGTATTGCACAATCTGCGACTTGATTCCTGATGACCGCGACTACTCCGAGCGGACACGCCAGCTCTCCATCTATCGGCGTCTGCTTGATGGCAGCTTTTATGATGTGCTGCCTTACGAATTTCATGAGGAGCGTAATTCAGCGGGCGAGTATATCCCGCTGCGGCAGCGCAGGCCGTCCGTCCGCTACGGATTGGCTAGACTGGTGGTGGAAGACAGTGTGGCGCTGCTGTTCAGTGAGGCACATTTCCCGGCGTTTGATTCGCCCGATTCTGAGGTGCGCAGTGCCTTGGAGGCTGTGGCACGGGACACGAAGCTGAATGCCGTGATGGTGGAGGCCGGGCTGCGCGGCGCAATCGGCTCCGTGGCTCTGCTGCTGCGGGTTCTACGAGGGCGCATTTTCATCGACGTGCTGGATACACCCTACCTTCTGCCCGAGTGGGACGACGACGAGCCGGACACGCTGCGGCGTGTGACGGAACGATATAAAGTCAGCGGCGCCGCCTTGGCGGCGCAAGGCTTTGCGGTGGCTGATCCGGGTGCCACGTATTGGTTCCAGCGCGTGTGGGATGCAGAGTTTGAGCGGTGGTACGAGCCTTTGCCCGTGGGAAGCCAAGCGGCTGCAACCCAGGATTCAAAGCGGACGATTCGGCATGGTCTGGGATTTGTCCCGCTGGTATGGATACGAAATCTCCCTGGCGGTACGGCGGTTGACGGCGCATGTACGTTCCGCGCCGCGATAGATACGTCGATTGAAATCGACTACCAGCTGAGTCAGGCTGGACGAGGCCTAAAGTATAGCAGCGATCCGACTCTTCTAATACGAGAGCCAGCCGGCGTTGCGGGGACCATGGTGCGAGGTGCTGCGAACGCACTTGTGGTAAGCGAGAAGGGTGACGCAAAGCTTCTGGAAATTGGAGGCACGGCGAGCCAGGCAGTGATCGATTACGTACGTATCCTGCGTGAGTTTGCACTTGAAAGTTTGCATGGCAATAGGGCAGATGCGAGCAGGCTGACAGCGCCAGCAAGTGGCAAAGCGCTGCAGATGATGAACCAGGGTTTGCTGTGGCTAGCTGATAATTTGCGTATCAGCTACGGCCAATGCGCACTGACCACGCTCGCACGGATGATTTTGCGGGCAACTCACATCTACCCAATTCGGGTGGAAGGACGGGTCCTTGCACCACTTGCCTGCGATGCACCGATTAGCCTGCGCTGGCCCGACTGGTATCCGGATGATGCGCTGGACGGCCAAAGGACCGCGGAGACGCTGATTGCGTTGGTTGCAGCCAAGCAGATGTCCCGCGAGACGGCACTTAAAGTGCTGGCTGCAAGTTACGACATAGAGGATGTGGCCGCGGAGTTGCATCGTATCAAAACCGAGGGGGCGGAATGAGTGAAGCCGAAGGCGATGTTGGGCATGAGGAGGTGTTAGCGGCGCTGCGGACGCGTGCAGACGAATTGGAACGTCAACTTCATGAAGCGGAAACGCGATCATTAATCCAGCTCCGGCAGGCAGAGTTGAAGGCGGAGGCGGTCCGCGCAGGGATCGTGGATATTGACGGACTTCGTCTGCTGGATCCCGACGCGTGGTCACCGCCTAAGGGCGCAGTGACGAGTGACGCGGGCGAGGTCATTGCCAAGCTGCGGCGCGATAAGCCGTGGCTTTTTGGTGGTTCACATTCCAGCAGTGCCACGACACCGCCTGCAGCTGCGCCTGTTCGGAGGCGACTGGCCACCGACATGAGCATTGAGGAATGGCGGACAGCACGAGCGGATCTTCTGCGACGGTGCTGATCAGGCTCGACGCACCCAGCTTTGTGAATCGTTGTTTTCGGGGGGCTTCGGCCCCCTTTTCATTTGGAGGCTTGCATGAGCATCTCTAATTTCCCGGCAGCGTTGCAGCCCATCATCCAGCAGGGCTTTCTTGAGCGTGAATTCCAGCAGGCGCTGCGATCACGCATCGGTTACAGGGCATGCGCTGACCGAGAAGATTTTGCGGTGGGAATTGGCGAGACCCTCACGAAAACCCGGGCTGGCTTGAAGCCATCCGTGACAACGCCAATTGCCGCGTCCACGAACACAAATCTGGACAATGGCCTGACACCGGGTTCGTGGAACGTTGAGCAGTTTACGCTGACACTCAACCACTATGCTGCGACCATGGATTTGAACATGGTGACCAGCAGGGTGGGCATTGCGAGCCAGTTTCTGCAGAACGCATATGTGAATGGAGAGCAGGCGGCCCGCAGCCTGGACGATTTGGCGCGCAATGCTCTGTTTTCCGCGTATTTTGGCGGCAACACACGCGTGCGAACCACCCTAGGCAGCGCTGGGCCAGCAGTTCCGGTGGATGACATCCGCGGTTTCCAGACCGCCTTCGTGAATGGCGTGCAGCAGAGCGTCAGCACGGGGAATCCGCTTGCCGTGGTGATTGGCGCTGGGGCGTATTCCCTGGTGGGAGTCGGTCCGGATGCCATAAATATCTCCACGACGCCTGGTGGTCAAAGTGGCGTCCTGACACTTTCCGGGAATGTGGCTGTTGCCGACGGCACTGCTGGGAACTCCGTTCAGGCAGCGACGGGATCATTGATCCTGCGGCCCAACGCGCGCACGAACACAGGTCAACTAACGACCGGCGACACGCTTTCCATGACTAATATATTGGATGCTGTGGCGGGTCTCCGGTTGAACGCCGTGCCGGATATCGATGGCGCCTATAACTGCTATTTGGATCCCATTAGTGCACGGCAGTTGTTCGCCGACCAGGACTTCCAGAGACTATTCATTGGTTCCACGTCAGCAAACGAAATATTCCGCCCAGGCCAAGGTGTTGTGAACGAATTCCTTGGCCTTCGCTTTGTCCTGACGACTGAGTCCTATGTGCAGTCACATCCATCGATTGCAGGCGCGATTGTGCGGCGCCCGATTGTTGTGGGACAGGGCGCGCTAATTGAGGGCGATTTCGCCGGAATGGCGGCCGACGATGTGGCACCGAAGGATGCGATTGTGTCCATGGTGGATAGCGTATGCATGGTGACGCGTGAGCCGATTGACCGGCTGCAGCAGATTATTGCGCAGTCCTGGTATTGGATTGGCGGGTTCTGCGCGCCGAGTGACACCACAACTAATAGCTTGGTTGTTCCGACGTCAACAAACGCAAATTTCAAGCGCGCCGTGATGATTGAGCATATGGGCTGACCGCCTTTTCCGTGGAGAGGGCATCTTAGCCCTCTCCACTTTGTCGGCGGGGTGGAGACGCGCATGTTGACCGATCAGCAGAAAACCGACATTCGCCGCTTTTGCGGATATCCTGCCTATGGTGCTGATCCAGCAGGAAACATCGGCTGGCGCTTCTATACTGCTTATGGACTACTTGAGTATCGGATGAACAATCTGTCTGCTGCGGAGATAACCGTTGTCATCGGATACCTGTCCACACTGACGCAGTTGGAGATGACTGTCCCTGCGGCAAGCGACAACCTTGATAGCGATGCAGCGGCCTCTTGGCGACATAACCGAGACGAGGTTACACAACGGTTATTCCTGCTGGATGAGTGGCGCCGAAGACTCTGCAGTTTTTTTGGGGTGCCGGAGGGGAGCGGACTTGCAGGGCCTGGTGTGAGTTGGACAGTGTAATGGATGCTGGCGCATTGCAGGACAAAATTAGTAAAGGACTCGGGGTGGCCGCGCGAAAATGCGGCACGCCCTATACAGTTTATCGACCTAGCGGACCGCTACAGCCGGTCAATCCACGCGGGCGCGTCATCGAGTTATCCGCTTATTTTACGCCGGGCGACGCGGGACTAAATAGAGGGGCTTCGTACGGCCAAGCAGTCTGGCAGGGCGTATTTGACGCATCTTATACGCAGCCGGGTGATTATCTGGTTGGTGACCGCGACACGTATTTTGTGGCGGTTCAGACGCCGGGGGCGCCGGTGCAATGTGTGCAAGTCAATCGTGTTGTGACGCTTGTTAGGCCCACCGCTGCAATGCAGGGCGGCTATAGCGGCTTCTTTGCGACGCCCGGTGAGCCGTTGGTCATCTTGTGGCCGGGTAGCCTGTTGGAAGCAGGGGGTCATGGTGGGAGTCGCATAGGTGAGACGCGATTTGGTGGCTGGACGCTGCTCCTTCCTCGACTTCCGGCAACACCGCAAACTGCAGATGTGGTGAGCGATGATCTCGGAAATGCCTTCACCGTGGGCAGCGCGGAGGAGACAATATTTGGCTGGCGCTTGCTGCTGCGACAAGTTGGCGCGTGACTGCATTCCAAGATCGGGGAAGAGAGGGAAGCCTTGGCAGATGTCTCTGACGTTGAATCGGCGTTGGCCGTTGCTGTCGTAAGCGCACTCTACCCCGCAGGCGTTGGCTCGCCGAGTGTAACTGGTCAGCAGGTCAGAGTTTACCGAGGCTGGCCATTGACCGGCCCACTCGGCATAGATTTGGGTGCGGGTATTGCAAATGTCAGTATTTTCGCGGTTCCCGGCGCGACGCGTAACACGACGCGTTGGGCGCCGACGATGCAGACGACGGCAGGTGTACCATCCTTGACGGTAAACTCGGCTGGAGGCTCAGTGACCTTCGGCGGCACAGGCGGCGTAGGCCAATTAGCTGGTGTGTTGGTTGATGGCCGGGCCTTCGTCTACCGCGGACGGTCAGGCGACACTGCAACGCTGGTGGCCGCTACGTTGGCGGATCAGATCCGAAATGTTCAAGCTTGCTGGTTGTCTGGGATGACGTTGAGCTGCCCTGGATCTGTCCGATTGATAGGCCGCGTTGCGGCGGACGGTCTTGTGCAAACTGAATGGACAAGGCAGCAACAGGGGTTCCGGATATCGGCTTGGTGCCCTGATCCGGTGACACGCGACGTGATATGCTCGGCGCTGGGTGGCGCCCTGGCAGCCACAAGCTTCGTCGCGCTCGCCGACGGAACGGGAGGGCGCATACGATACCGCGCGACGTCCTCCTTTGACGATGCACAAGACGCGCAGATGTATCGCCGCGACCTGATTTATGATGTCGAATATCCAACAAGCACGCTGGTGTCGACTTCATCTATGCTGTTCGGCAATTTGATTTTCGATGGAGCAACTTTCTATGGGTGATGATAGGCCGCTTGCACCTGTGTTGCTTGTCATACAGCCCTTCGAAGACTCGATCGTTGGTGATCTGATTGCATGTGAACGGATGATTGAGACGATCGGGAGAGGTCCACTTGCGCACTATGTGATTCAGGTGGTGGTGCCGCGCGCCATAACCGAGCAGTAAAGGGAGATCTAAAACATGCCGGTCTATCAGCAAGGCTCATTGAACACGACGTCGCTTGTTGTTCCTGACCTTTACGTGCAGATTGTGGCGCCGCAGAACCTGGTATTGAACGGTGTTCCAACGAACATCGTAGGCATGGTTGGGACCTCATCCTGGGGCCCGAGCAACCAACCCGTTGCTGTTGCTACAATGTCCGACTATGCAGCAAGCTTTGGACCAATTGCGGCGCGCAAATACGATATGGGAACGGCAGTTGCCACAGCGGTGCAGCAGGGCGCTTCGTCTTTCCGTTGTGTAAGGGTGACCGACGGTACTGACACCGCAGCAAGTTACGCGCTTGGGCTGAGCGGCGGCAGCTTTGCTGTTTTGCTGACGGCACGATATACGGGTTCGCTTGGCAACACCGTTACTGTGGCGTTGCAACCGGGGTCAACCCCAGGGCAATGGATGTTGATTGTCCATATGCCTGGCAGTGTACCAGAAGTCTATCCGAATTTGGTGGCTCCCACATCGCCCCTCTTTTGGCAAGCACTGGTCAGTGCGGTAAACTCCGGCAGCGGGCCGCTTCGGGGACCGTCCCAGGTTGTGGTGGCGACTATTGGCACGGTCACCTCAAGCGCACCTGTGACGATTGCTGCCCAGAGCCTGTCCGGAGGCAGCGACGGCGCGGTGGGAGTGACGGCCGCCATGATCGTCGGGCAGGATCTGATCCCTCGCACCGGCATGTTTGCTCTACGTTCGCAAGGCTGCGGGATTGGTGTTTTAGCCGATCTGGATGATCCTACGCAATGGTCTACGGAGGCAGCGTTCGGCCTGTCTGAAGGCGTATACATGGTTTTGACCGGGCCAATTGGGCAGACTATTGCAGGGGCAATTACAGCCAAGCAACAGGCAGGCCTGGACACATACGCGGCTAAGTTGATGTTTGGGGACTGGGTCTTCTGGAACGATCAGACAAACGGTTTGCTACGTCTGGTGTCTCCACAGGGGTTTGTCGCGGGGCGTTTGGCTAACCTTTCCCCAGAGCAATCCAGCCTCAACAAGCCGCTCTACAGCGTGGTGGGAACGCAACGGTCCGGAGTGCCTCAGAGCGGCCAAACCTCTACGTACAGTGATGCCGAGCTTGGAATGCTGTTTCAGAATGGCATCGACGTGATCTCTAATCCCCAACCAGGGGGGGCATATTGGGGCGTCCGGTGCGGACATAACACATCCTCGAACGCGGCGACTAATGGGGATAATTACACGCGCTTGACAAACTACGTCGCTGCTACCCTCGCGGCTGGCATGGGTCAATTTGTTGGGCAGGTTATCAACACCGCACTATTCCAGCAGATAAGATCAACACAACTGAGTTTCCTACAGACTCTGTTCGCGCAGGGGATACTGGGAAGCACGGATGGAACTCCCCCATTCACAGTAATCTGCGACAGCAGTAACAATCCCTTTAGCCGCACGAGCCTGGGCTTTGTTCAGAGTGATGCGCAGGTACAATTCCAGAGCATCAATGAAAAGTTCATCGTAAATGTGGAGGGCGGTCAAACCGTGGCGATACAAAGGCAGGTTTTGCCTGGCGGGGTGGTCTAGGCCCAACCTAAGCGCTGCATGCAGCAAGCAGATGGTGATCAGTTTTTTGGAGAAAACGGGATATGCCGATCAACTCATTTTCGATCGGGCGCGATTGCCAACTTGTGGTGATGGGGCCGCAGGGGCGTGTCGACCTAACCTATGTGACAGGCTTCGAAAGTAGACAAATGACGCAATCGGTTCGACTGGACCGACTTGACGGGATCCCAATGGGTGCAGAGTTGCCCAAAGGTTGGGAAGGAAGCTTTGAGGTGGAGCGGGGCACAAGCGCAGTTGATGACTTCATCGCGGCGTCTGAACAGGCTTTCCTATCCCAGGGCTCCTTGCCGGCGGGTACAGTCTACCAGTATATCACGGAAGTGGACGGGTCGACGTCCACGTATCAATATAGCGGCGTAGTCTTCAAGCTCGTAAACGCTGGCACCTGGCGAGGCGATGCGACGGTCAAACAAAAACTCGAATTCTTTGCAACTCAGCGGCAGAGAATTTGATGGGCTCGCCGAGCGCTCAAATTATAGCGGCATCGTCAGCGACCATCGTGACCAGTGACGCGAGTGGACGAGAACTCGTGTTGCGACGGATGTCTGCACTTGAACGTCTTCGCTTGTTTAAGGCAATTGGGCCGACATTGTCCCAAAACGATGCTTATCTGGGGATGGCAATGCTTGCGGCATCCGTCGTCTGCGTTGATACGGTTCCGGTCCCGCCTCCCGTTACGGAAGGACAGGTTGAAGCGCTGGTTGGCCGGTTGGGCGACATAGGTATATCAGCGGTTGCCGCTGCATTGTCATCAGAGGCCAATCCTGCGTTGGGGAGTGCCGCCCAGGGAAACTGAGTTGGCACCCCGATCTGGTTGACAGCCTCTATTTGGTCAAGAACGGGGTGCCGTTTGATGTTGCGTTCAGTCTCTCGCCGGATGAACGGACCGTCTGGGTTGTCGTCATGGGGCGTTTTGATGGGCTTGATTATGACTGGAGAACGCAGCGATGGAAGAAGCCATAGCCGATGCCCTGATGGAGGCTGGTGACTTACTGGCCGAGGGCGTCAGGACGGCATTGGCTTCGCAAGGGTTACCGCACGAGTTGAGCCAGAGTGTCTTGGATGACAAAGTGGTAATTACGAGCAACTCCGCCAAAGTTTACCTAGCCGAGCGAGGAGGACTATCCAAGCCGCCATCTGCACCGGTTGAGACTGCAGTGCGTCACACGACGGCAGAAATGCTGTCGTTACTACAACGACGGCTTCAGGAGTTGCTGCCATGAGCGAGACTTATGAAGTTGGGGTCACGCTTTCCCTTAATGACGGTGTGTCGGAGGGGATAGCGCGCGCTCGCGAGGAAATCGCCACGCTGCAGCGGGTACTAGCGACAGGTGGGGTCTCGATTGCGGAGTTGCGGAAGACGGCGGCGAAGGCCAATCCGGCAATCCAACCACGAGGCGGCGGGCAGGACGTGAGAGGAGAGGCAGCGGGCACGCCGGCGATCACGGTCCCGATGGATCAAGCAACGCCAAGCGCGTTGGCGATGGATCTGGTGCGCGCACCGCCATTGTTGACGGATACGGATGCGTCTCAAACGAATAATACAGATAGGGGCGATTGGGCCGAGCCAACTGCAAAGCAGGCGCTCAGTCCGGATGCGGTCCAGTCATCTGCTCAGAAACCCTCTGCGCCTGCGGTCGATGTGGCTCCGCCTAAGACAGGCATGAATGGATCGGTCCGGGAGCAGAGCCCCGCCGTGACGCCGGAAAGCACGTCATTCACGGCAATTCAGGTTACGGGAACTTCAGATTCAGAAAGATGGAACAGCGTTCCGACTATCCGGGTTCAACAGCCGACGGCAACGGCGAGGCCAGCACTTCTGACATCGTCCGCCGCGTCCTTAACAGAGATGAGATCGGAAGGTAGAGACCGGTCTTCTTTGAATCAGACAAATCGTGGGGATGTCAACAGAGCGTTGCGTAGCTATGGGCCGACCGATGTGCCGGACTTCGGCCGTAGGATCGAACAGCACTCGGAAAGGGCTCCGGCAGCTCGACAAGAAATCGAAGGTGTTGGACGCGATGCATGGCATGAGCAGGTAGCGCAACCATCAAGTGCCGCGCCATCTTTAGCGAGCGTTGCGTTGGCGCCCGCAAGGGCTTCATCTGCGTCGGCCGATGCTGAACCTAAGGCCGGGACGCAGGGCCCCGTTGAAGGCGACGTATATTTGGACGGAATGTTGGTTGGCAGGTGGATGTCCCGCTTTCTGGCGCGAGAGGCTGGACGCGCATCCGCAGGGCCGACTGGGTTCGATGGGCGCCGGGGGCAACTGTTGCCTGGCGCAACTGTGGGGACCTGATGGCCTTGATGACTCTCGGGACTTTGCAGCTTGACGGTTTTGAAGTTCCCGCAAACGTCCGATTTGGCGGCGCGCAGAAGGCGATCATTCATAACCTGATCGGCGGCGCGAGAATTATAGACACGATGGGGCGTGATGACTGCGCCTTGACCTGGCATGGCGTGCTATCAGGCTCAGATGCTGGTGATCGTGCGCGCACATTGGACGCCATGCGGGTGAGTGGAGCAGCGCTGGCGCTTGCATGGGATGCATTTTGCTATGACGTGATTATCGGCCAACTCGAGTTCGACTTCTGTAATCCATGGTGGATTACTTATCGGATCGAGTGTCTCGTGGTGAGCGATCTTGCTCAGTCAAGCACAGCTCTGACGCTAGACTTGGCTTCAAGTGTGCTTGGTGATCTTTCATTGGCTTCATCATATGTCAACGTTTCCTCCATCGTGACGACACTTTCCACGCCGTCTGCATTGACTATAGGCGCAAGTGGAATTCCATTGGTATTGAGCGACTTGAGTGCTGTCTTGACGGCGATTACGTCCGACATTGGAACGGCGGAGCAGGGACTTGACTCGCAAGACTTGTCAGAACTGGTGAGTTCGTCCGGAACTTTGGCGCAACTCGCAACAGCACAAGGCTACGTGGGGCGGACAATCACGAATTTAGAAGGCATCCTGGTTTGACGCAAAATGTGACCGTAGCGGGAGGGACATTATTCGCTGTGGCAGCGCAGCTCCTCGATGACGCGACACAATGGAACCGGATCGCGGCGCTTAGCGGTCTGAACGATCCATGGCTTGATGGGCTCACTCCACTCGTTGTCCCAGATGCTGACGTCTCTGCGGGTGGAGGAGTAGGGTATGAGTGAGGCTCGAACTCCCAGCGTGAATGTACTCGTCAACGGCGTTCTTGTGCCGGGCATTCTCGATGTGGAGGTGATCGGCAACAACCACCTAGCTGCAAACCGCTTCAGGTTTCGAGCGTCGCTCACAGCGTCTGGGTATCATACGTGGGCCAGCGACGTGTTGTCGGTCGAGATCCGGATCGGGCTGGCTGGGGCCTGGTCCAGTTTGATCTATGGGGAAGTGGACCAACTCGACGTTGATGTCGGCCGTGGTGTGGTTCACGTCGATGGGCGTGATCTGACATCCCGGTTCATAGAGTCGAGGACGCAGGAAAGTTTTGAGAATCAAACCGCAAGTGAGGTCGCTTTAACGCTGGCGGCGCGACGTGGTCTTACGCCGGTAATAACGCCAACAATGTCCATCATTGGACGGGATTTTGAGAACGGTACGTCCCGGGTTACTTTGAGCCAGCATGCCCGTTTCACAACAGAATGGGACCTCCTCATCGGGCTCGCGGGTTCAGAGGGCTTTGACGTTTGGGTGGAGGGACAGGCGCTATATTTCTCCCCGCCTGACCAGACCGCCTCCGAACTTACTCTCTGCCCGAGTGACTGCCTATCCATTCGTTTGCAAAGGCTGGCGACGCTGAGCGGTGGTATTGCGGTAACTGTTCGCAGTTGGGATAGCCAAGGACAACGCGCCGTGGAGCAAATCGCGTCGTCTGCACAGGGGGGGCGCAGGTCCTACTCGATCACGCAACCGAATTTAACTGAGGGTGCTGCGCAGATTCAAGCACAGCGGCTGATGCGGCAGATGGCACAACACGAGAGAAGTGTTTGCATAGAGATGCCGGGAGATCTGACAACCCGTCCGCGCGATCTTCTGACACTTGTTGAAACAAACACCGACTTTGACGGTATGTGGAGCATAACGAGCGTTGAGCGAAGATTATCATTCCACCATGGCTTTACGCAAGTACTGGAGGCGAGGATTCCGGCTTGGACAATTTCTTAAATCAACTCAAAGCTCAGGCCTCGCAACTTGATCAAGGGTGGGCACAGCCTCGGCTTGCAATCATATCATCCATCAATCCCGCAACGTATTCGGCACGGGTCAGTGTTCAGCCGGAGGGTGTGTTGTCGGGGTGGCTACCCATAGCGTCGGCCTGGGTTGGGGCCGGCTGGGGCCTGGCATGTTTGCCGGCACCCGGAGACCAGGTGCTGGTCATTTGGCAAGAAGGAGATTCAGAATAAGGCATAATTGTTGCCCGCCTCTGGTCGAGCTCTGTGCCACCGCCGGAGATCCCCGTGGGTGAACTATGGTTGCAGCATAAGACAGGCAGTTTCCTGAAATTGCACAATGATGGCTCAATAGAGAGTTCCGCATCGGTATGGACGCATAGCGGAGACTTTCGTGTCAGCGGAGATGTCTTCGATTCGCACGGGTCCCTCGCGCAGTTGCGCGGTCATTACAATGAGCATGTGCATCCTCCGTCCAACGCCGGACCCGAACCAACGGATTAGAGGACTTTTCTGATGCAGGATGCGGCGTTGCTTTGGGGCGGCGACCTGCTGCTGAATCCGACAGGTGACTTGGAGCTGGCCTTCGGCACTACGTTGGGTCAGCAGCGGATTTTGCGGCGGCTTCTTACAAACCCTGGCGACTATGTTTGGCAACCAACTTATGGCGCAGGACTGGCCCAATTCATTGGAGATCCATGCAACGCGACCGCAATTCGCTCTCGCATAAGGAGCCAAATATTCATGGAATCATCTGTGTTACGGCTTCCGGAGCCTGTGATCGACGTTCAATCGGTATGTGATGGCAGCGTCTATGTCCAGATAAGGTATGTTGACGCGGTTATGAAGTCAACGCAGGTTCTTTCGTTTTCAGTGAGCGTATAGAATGATTCTTCCGCTGCAGAAATTTTCGGCTCTGCTGGAAAGCATGGCTGCAAGCGTTCAGGGCGGCGCCGCCCAATTGGTGGATCTATCCGTTGGCAGCGTGCTGCGCGCGATGTTGGAAGCCAGCGCCGCAGTTGCATTGTGGATGCAATGGCTGATCTTGCAGGTGCTGTCGGTCACACGGGCGGCCACGAGCACGGGCCAAGACCTGGATAGTTGGATGACGGACTTTGGATTGATGCGTTTGCCTGGCGCCGCAAGTGTGGGGCTGGTGACATTCGCTCGATACACTCCCGGCGTGGCTGCGACAATTCTGCTGAATACTATCGTCAGAACTGGTGATGGCACACAAAGCTTCAGCGTGATCGCGGATCCGACAAACGCGGCTTGGAATGGAACAACCGGTTACAGCGTGGCGCCGGCGCTTGCGAGCATCACAGTGCCGGTGCAGGCAACATTGGCAGGGTCGGCAGGTAACGTTTCGAGTGACGTGATTGTTGTTCTGACAACAGCGACGCCGGGCATTGACACTGTCACTAATCAATCGGCCTTCAGCGGGGGAGTGGATCCGGAGAGCGATACGGCACTACGTGCACGGTTCCCGCTTTATATAAACAGCCGATCGAAGGCGACGCTTGGCGCTGTCGACTTTGCGGTTGCGACCGTACAGCAAGGTCTGCGATACGCCGTATTGGAAAATACTGGCGTCGGCAACGTGCCGCTGCCTGGGAACTTCTGGGTGGTGACTGATGACGGCTCTGGTTCACCACCAAGCAGTTTGCTGGCGAGTGTCAGCGCTGCTGTGGACGTAATCCGCCCAATTGGCTCAACGTTTGCTGTGACAGGGCCCGGTATTCTGCGGGCGAATATTGCGATGAGTGTTGTAACATCGAATCCATTGACCAAGCCGATGGTTGTTCTCGCAATTCAAACAGCCATTGCGAACTGGGTAGCTGGGCTGCCAATCGGCGGGACATTAGCTGTATCCAAACTTGAGGCACTGGCTCACGGGGCGGATTTAAGTGTCATCAGCGTAGTGGGTAGTGTCAATGGCGGATCTTCCGATCTTGAGGCTTCGGTGAGCCAGGTGATCCTGCTGAACAGTATTTCGGTGACGTAAGATGACGGTTGATGTGGGTGATATGATTAGCCGACTCCGCCGCGTTCTGCCGGTAGGATGGTTTGCTGATGTCGCGCCGCTGGCCGATGCAGTTCTGAGCGGTATCGGTACGGCGTATGTCGCGGTGTATGACCTGATTGCCGCGGTGAAGCTTCAAACGCGGATAGGAACGGCAACAGGCATCTTTCTTGACTTCATCTCGACGGACTTCTTCGGCGGCGACTTCCCGCGCAGGCAGGGGGAGAGCGACTCCTCGTTCAGGCAGCGTGTGTCGCTGGAATTGCTTCGGCCGCGAGCTACTCGTGCGGCGTTGATGGAGGCGCTGACGGATTTGACGGCTCAGCCGGTGCAAATCTTTGAGCCGATGCGACCCGCGGACACCGGGTCCTATAATTCCGGCGGGGCAGGATACGGCGTGGCTGGCGGTTTGGGCAATTTGTCTTTGGCTTACCAGTGCTTCGTCATAGCGGGGCGACCACGGGGCGGAGGGATTGCTTTACTTGCCGGCTATGGAAGCGGTGGATTGCTCTATTACGGTAGTGCTGCCGACATCGCGACGTCGGTTTCGGACGCGGACATATTTGGGACTGTCGCGGCAGTGTTGCCTACTGGCTATATTGCCTGGGTCCAGATCCAGAACTGACTATAGCGGCTTCATACCCAGTGGGTGGAGGCTTTCTCCAGAAAATTGCGAATCTGAAGGATCACGAGATGGACAGACAAATCGTGTACGCGGGCAGCATTCCACTCGACACGGATCTGCTGAGCGTGCAGCGGAACACCATGATTGCACTGGGTGAGCTCGCGCAGATAGTTCTGGGAACGTCATCAGTCGTTGACGGTCTTGCATGCTCTCCAACGCAACCGGCATCGATGTCAGTGACAGTGGGCCCAGGCAGTATCACGCAGCTGGGTGCGATCGACAGCACAGCCTTTGGTGCGCTACCGCCGCTGCCATCCAATCCTCTCGTGAGGTTGGGCATAAATATTGCGAGCACAAGTTTCAATTTGGCGGCGCCCACTGCGACGGGGCAGGCGATCGTCTACCTGATCCAGGCCAGCCTATTGGAAGCCGATGGTGGTGCCATCATTCTGCCTTACTATAACGTCAACAATCCTTCACAGCCGTTTAGCGGGCCGAGTAATAGCGGCACTGCACAAATGACGCAGCGGCGACAGACAGTTCAGCTTGCTGTTAAGCCAGGAGCTGCCGCGGCGGCTGGCAGCGCGAGCTTGCCGTCTGTGGATGCGGGTTGGGTTGGGCTGTACGCAGTCACCGTGGCTTATGGGCAGCAGACGGTGAGTGCAGCAAATATAAGTGTTCTGCCTGGCGCACCTTTCATTGGCTGGAAGTTGCCTCAACTTACGCCCGGGACTCACAACCTGGCGGTTTTTCAGCCGACGACTCAGGGACTTTGGACTGTGCCGGCTGGCGTCAGCGCGGTTAAGGTGCGCATCTGGGGCGGCGGTGGTGCTGGGGGCAATGGCTTCGGGGGGGCCGGCGGGGGAGGCGCGGGCGGCGGCTATAGCGAAGGCTATTATGCTGTATCACCAGGACAAGCCATTCAAGTCTCGGTTGGAACCGGTGGTGTCGGGACTGGGTCCGGCGCTGGCGGAGGCAGTTCTGGATTTGGCGTCCTTGGGACTGCTGCTGGGGGCTCTGCGGGTGCCGCTGGCTCATCTGCTGGCGCCGGTGCTGGTGCCGTGTCCGGCGGGGTGGCTGCCGGATCCGGGCTGTCATTGCCAGGGTCCGCAGGCGACGATGCGATGGTGATTGCCGGGACATTCGTGAGCGGGGCTGGCGGCGGGTCGCACGGTAGCACCGGCGGGGCGCCGGTGAGCGGGTCTGGGTTGAGCAACGGGCGCAATGGTGTGGGCCCGGGCAGCGGTGCGTCCGGCGGAACGGGCACTGGGGTGGGGGGGCAAGGCGGACCGGGCCTTGTGCTGGTGGAGTGGTGACCCGGCGTTGAACGCTCGGATTTCCGCGCGTGATCGCCTGAGCCGGCTGCCAAAGAGAAGGATGTAAAAGACGTGGGAACACCAGCTCAATTCTCGTGGCAGCCGAGCACGGCACGCGTCGTTACGATTCAGGGGTTCGGACCTTTTCCACGCGGAACCTGGCAGATTACGCCTCCCAATCTTGCTTGGCCTGTCAAAGATCCCGGAGACACGCTCGATTACGTGCTCGACCTCTCTGTGGCCTTGGCGGGCGATGTTGGTGACGGGATTGCAACGCTGGATGTGGCGATCATGCCGGCTAATAGCGGTGACCTCAGGCTTGTGAGCTCACGCGCGGATGGCAATCAGGCGGTGCTGTGGCTCGGCGACGGGCTCTCTGGCATCACCTACGGTGTGACGGTTGTCATTGGAACAAACAGTGGACGGGTGCTGTCCCGGACGATTTCCCTGCCTGTTCAGAGTCTGGCTGCGCCCATGCCGTTCGGCAACGACATCACCGATCAAAATGGCGTTCCGCTCACTGACCAGTCCGGTAATCCTCTGACGTTAAGCTGAGCTCTTCAGCGCGTTGGTATGGACGTCGCGCACTCTGACGTCAGCCTAATCGATGTGACGGCCACCGTCCCTACAGCACAAGGAGACTTCCAGGCATGCCGACTATCGTTCAGTTGCCAACCGCCACGGCACCCGGCCCACAGGACGAAATCCCGCTGAGCCAGGCTGGTATCACGCGGGCGGTCACAGTGGCTGACTTGCTGAGTGGCACGCAGCAGGCAATTGAGATTGCCAGCCCGAGCGTGCTGGGGCGGGCGTCCCTCGGTCCGGGTGGGCCGGAAGCGCTCTCGTTGGGCTTGGGGCTGGCCGTGCAAAACGCATCATTGCTCGCAAACGGCAATGACCATGCTGCGTTTGTTCAGGAGACGACGTTTGGCGCCGGGGACGAGGCAATCATCAACGCTGGCGGTATTCCGAAGCGCCTTCCTTTGCCTGGGCTGCGCGCGCTGTTCAGCGGCGGCAGCAACGTGTCGATTGACACGAATGGTGTCATCGCCTCCACAACGGACCCAAGCGTGTCAGGCAGTCTTTCTACACTGACGCAATCAGTTTCAACAACGCAGGCGAGCCTTGCCACGCTCGCATCGAGGATCCCTACGGGGGGTATTGCCGGGCTGAATGGCGCTGGTCAGGTGACGGCGCCGATTGCCGGGGATGTCAGCCTTGGAAAGGTCCTTGTATCGACTGGCGCCACGTCACGATCGGTGGCGCAGAGAGCTGGTGACACCATCAACGTGCTCGATTTTGGCGCGGTGCGAGGAGGACCTGATTGCACAGCGGCGTTTAATGCTGCAATCGCCGCACTTCCATCATCGGGTGCCGAACTGTTCATCCCGGCCGGGGAGTATTGGTTTTCCAGCGGTGTTGTTGTCAACGGTAAAGCGTTTGCAATGAAAGGTGCCGGTCGTGGTCAAACACGGCTGCATTTGCAGCACGGCGGTATCGGGTTCGACATTTCTCCCGGTGATATTCTGAGCAAGGTCACTTTGGCCGGTTTTTCGCTCTATGCCGAGAGCTCTGCGGGGCAGACAGCAGCTGGAATTCGGATCACCTATCCGGCGACGTCCTCGTTCGGCTATGTGTCTGCCAGCATTACCGAAATCGAATTCTTTGGCTATCCGAATGGTGCGAATGGCCTGGCGCCGTTTCCACAGACGTTCCTTCGGGGATTGGTGCTGATGGGTTGCTGGAGCACGGAAATAAATTCCATATCTTGGTTCGGCCCCCCGGCTGCCGCGGGCGTTACGCAGTCAGCCGTGATAGAGCTCAATCAATCCTTCGACACGCGGATGCACGGCATCCAGGCGTATTATGGAAACGCTCTCATCCTCCAGACAGGGTATTGCGAAGGTATTTATCTCGGCGCGCCAGTCGTGGTCGGCGTAGACTATCTGATGCTGCAGACAGACCAGACAAAGTGGGCAGGGTATGCGCCTGGGAAGACAATGCTCCTGGGCCTTTGGATATCCCATGGGGAAGTGAACACAAATCTGGGTACTGTGCTCCTGGCGAATGTGACAGCAGGGTTCCTGGCAGGGCTGGATATCACGCGTGATGGCGGTCCCAACACGCCGCAGGTGCTGTTCAACCTAACAAATGTGTCAAACTTTCACGTTAGCGGCTGCAACTTCGTGGGTGGTCCTACAGGGGGCAACAGCGCCGACGTGGCCTTCAGCTTTTCAAGTACATCCGACTCCTCAAATAACATCATAGACGGCTGCCACTTCGAGGACATGGCGACCGTGATCCAGATCAACGGGTCCAATGGCACTGTTGGCCTGACTACCTATGGCCTTAACTTGGGCAATGTGCCGCTCGCGTCGGCGATAATCGATCACAGCGACGCAACCTCCGGCAATTATTTGTCTTTTGTGACGCCATCACAGCCTGGGGCGCCGGCTGGTTGGGGTAATTCCAAGGATCATGTATTCTCTAATCCGGGCGGGTCTATCCTATTCCGTATAAGCAACATCCAGAATGCTGCCAACTTTATACGGCATCAGGCCGCGACGTCTTCCAACCCCCCAACGGTCTGCTTCGATGGGGCGGACGGCACAGTGAATGGTGTGATTCAAACAAAGGGCGGCAACCTGTTTATCAACGCGGCGGGCGGGACAAGCGGCAGTGGAAACATTGTGAGTTTGATGAACACGCAAGGTGCGACGAATTGGCCCACGCTGCAGAATGCCACCACGGGCAACCTCAGCCTGATCAGCACAAACACAGGCGGGCTTGGCTTGCAGCCAAAGGGAGCACTTTGGCTGTCGCCAGCAACCGGCCTGTTTGCCCCGGGATTGCCGACTGTCAAACCAGCTTCAGGTTCGAATCAGATTTGGAACAACAATGGGGTTCTGAGTATCGCCTAGGAGGTGGTCATGGCGCAACCGGAGATGCATCTGCTGTTCCAGCAGATGGGTGAGGTGCTGACTGGAATACGAGCGCTTCACGACACCATGGCTATTCGTCAGGCCCAGACTGAGCAGCTTCATGACTTGCTGCGTGCTGACCTTACGACACTTCGTCAAGATCAACGAGAGCTAGAAGAAAAGTTCGACTGTGTGGTGAGTATTGTTCAACATGAAACCGAGGCTTTGCGCTCCGGGGCAGCGGATAATGCACGGTCAATTCGCACGATGGTCAACTCGCTCGACGCGCTGCGGAAGCCGATTGACGAGATACTTGGCTATAAATCCCGTGTGGCGGGCGTTCTATTCGCGGCCGGAATCCTGGGCAGCGCTGCGCTTTGGCTAGCGGAGCCGGCGTATAGCTGGCTGGTCAATGCAAGTTTTGCAAAGCACTGAATGAAAGCAGTTGAGCGCGGGAGTGTCTGTTTGGGCAGGGGGAATCGTATGCGAACATTCATTGGTTCGGCGGCTGTGTCTATGCTGCTTTTCGTGGAGGCACCAGCCAAAGCAGGCAACTCTTACGTTCTGCCAGACGGGACAAACCGCGCGCCGGCTGTGGCTTTGCACTGCGTGGGATCAAATGGCGCGGCTGTGCCATGTGGGACAGCCGCCAACCCGCTGGTGACGACGTCAGGGCCTAATGGGTCATCGGCGGCGAATCAGCAACAGCAGATCGCGGCCGAGCAGCAATCGGCGCAGGGTATTGGGGCCGTCAGCGATCCTGTGTTCACCGGCGGGGCCGGTTCGATGATTGCGGTTCTGAAGGCTGTCTGGTCTGCAACCTCACTTGGCATTCCATCCCTGCCTGTCAGCGGAACGTTGACGTCACGGACAACAACGCTGACCGGTGCGGCCAGCACACAGGTGTTCCCAGCCAATCCCGGCCGCCGCTATCTAGCGTTCCAAGTTCCCCAGGGCAGCGCGATCTGGGTGAATGTTATGGGCGGATTGGCGGCACCCAATGGCGCGGACTGCGCATATTTTGCCGCAGGGACTTACTATGAAAGCGGACAGTTCATCAATCGTGGGGCGATCACGGTATACGCCCCAATCACGGTCACGTTTTCTGCCTGGGAGGGGTAAGGATGCGGCACTTGGCCATGCGACGTCTGCTCTGCGCGGCAATGGCGCTACCGATGTCTTCGGCGCAAGCCTCCGTTGTGACACCGCAAAAATCTCTGCGTGCACTGACTGGACGGCAAATCTGGGTGCCGATCTGTTCGAGGCGCGGCATCAACGGATCAAGTGCGTGGTTTGACAATACGAACACTGTGGTGATGGACCAGGTGGCTTGTATTTCGCCATCTTACGGCACAGTGACCGCATTGAAGCTTGTTTACGCGGCGTTCGATCAGCCCCAACAGGGTGAGACCGATCGGCCGGTGACGGCAACGGGAACCGCTGCCGTTTATGTGCCGACTGGCAACAGCAATGTCGTGGTGTCCAACGGCTCCGTGCCAGTGGGCTCAACCGTGCTCAACTTCTCGGCGACGGCACTTGGCGCCAACTCAATAAGCGCCGGTCAGATGGTCACCAGTAGTGGTGGGGGAATTGCCCCCAATACATATGTAGTTTCCGTTGCCAATAGCTTTGTGGGCGGCTCAGGCAATATACCGGCTTCCACAATCGTGACGATCAGCAGTCCGACGACAGCCGCGACTGCTGCTGGTCAGCCGTTCAATTTCATTGGCCTGTTCACTCCAGCCAAGTTTGGTGGCAAGCGCAGCTTTACAGTAGAGCCAGCGCATGACGTTGTGACGTCTGACGCGATTGCAACCGAGTTGCCGCCCAGCACCATGTTCTACATCCGGAGTTTCGCATCCATGTCCGGCGTGGGCATGCAGTTGATGGACTATCCTGGCGCGGGCTCCCGGCTAAGTGGCGAATTCGATAACCGAAGTACAAGCCTATCTGATCAGACAACAATCCCGAGTTCGCTTGCCAATACTGGTGGCGGCTACTGGTGTCCTGTCGCGTTGCTCGGGCTGGTGACAGTGTCTCCGGGCCAGAGTACGCAAGGGGCGCTTTTGATCCTTGGAGACAGTATTGCCGCGGGCACTGGCGATGCGGCGGACGCTTTGGGATTCCAAGGGTATATTCAGCGAAGCCTGGAAAATACAATTGGCTTCATCACAGCAGCCCGCGGATCGACGACAGCGTTTTCGGTCGCGGCACATGGGGACGGTCAGTACGCTCTCTCCGTGGATACAGGTGTGACGGACGTTCTTCTGGAAGATGGTCGCAATGACATTCTCTCCTTCCAGGAAACGGACGCCCAGCTGGAGGCGAGTATCGCGCAGATTGCTGCGCGGTACGGCACTGCTGGAAAGCGGGTTTGGTGCTTCACGATACCACCAACGACGCAGAGCAATGATGGTTGGACGACGCTGGCAAATCAAAGTTGGACCGTCGCGGTTGCGACTACCTCAAGTGCGGTCACGCCGGCGGGCAGTGCGGTCATTGCCATGGCAAGCGTCTCCAATCTTGCCGTTGGTCAAGCGATTTCGGGGTCTGGAATTGCGCCTGGCACTGTCATCACGGCCGTCAATGGCACGTCGTTGTCCGTATCAATTCCAGTGGCCACGGCGATACCGGCTGCCACAAAGCTAAGCTTTGGAAGTGGGACTGCTGGCTCATCGGCAGCCGAGACGTACCGGCAATCCTACAATACCTATCTTCGGCATCAGGCTGCCGCACTTGGGTGCGCTGGCGTTGTCGATGATGACGTCGTGTTTGCTGATCAAGGCGGATCCGGCAAATGGCGCACGGATCTGGGTTCAGCCAGTGCGGACGGGGTCCACCCTTCAGCCGCGCTGCACCAGGCGGCGGTGGCCGCAGGCTTGCTCAAGCCGTCGATGTTTCCGGCGCCGTAGGCGGGGACAACCGCGGCGCCTGAGCAAGAGGCTGGTTGATCATCAGCCTGTATATGAAAACGTTTGGAGGACGGGAATGGATAGTCTGCGCGCTTGGGCGCGGCAGCCGACGACGGTTGCCGGCATATCGGCGCTGGTCGCAACGATCAGCGCGTTATTTTTGAAACAATTGAGTTGGATTCAGGCGGCGCCGCTTCTAGCCGGTGCGGTGGCTTCAATCCTGCTGCCGGACAACTCATCCGCGGGTCCACAAGCAAAGGCGCTGGTGGGTGAACTTGTAACTGATCTGGTAAAAACCAAGGAGACGAAATAG